AAAGATTTAAAGAGAATTAACGAAATCATACAAAAATGAGAAAGTATATAGACTTAGTAGTATTTAAATACATAGAATTAAAACTATGGTTACACGCTAAAAAGAATGGTTCTATTTGGAACAAGTTTCAGTTTGGTTTGTTTTGGATGCTCATAATGATTCTTACAAGTATGTTAATTGGCAAGATACTATGAAATATTTTAAACTTTCTGAGTTTGATAGTCCTGATATGGTGGGAAGTGGCGAAGCTATGGATAAAGAGTTTTTAAGTAAACTTGACCAAGCTCGTTCATTATGTGATATACCATTTAGAATAACAAGTGGCTACAGGTCGGAAGCCCACAACCTTAAGGTTGGTGGGGTTTCTAACTCAAGTCATACAAAAGGTTTAGCGGCAGATATAGCTTGTACTAATAGTTCAGCAAGACATATAATAGTAAGTGCATTATTAAAGGTAGGTTTAAACAGAATAGGTATTGCAGATACGTTTATACACGTTGACAGAGATCCAAGCAAGGTTGCTAATGTAATCTGGACTTACTAACTCTTAAACATAGTAGCCTCTTAAACATAGTACCCTAAATGAAAGATAAAAAACCATTCAGAGACACTAAGCTTGGAAAGTTCCTCTTGGGAACTGCACCAAGCATTGTTGAAACTATAGGTGATGTATTACCAGATAAAGGCATATTAGGCATTATAAAGAACCTAATAGACAAAGATGGTAATATGTCTGCTGATGATAAGATGGAGGCTCATAGACAGCTTGTAGAGCTGTATGAGCTTGAAGTAATGGATAGAGACTCTGCGAGAGACAGAGAAGTAAACTTAAGAAAGTATGGTACTGATTGGATGTTTAACGCTACAGGGATTGTAGGTTTAGTTGCATTTGCATTCTTAGTTTATACTGTGGTTACTACTGAAGTACCAGAGTCTAATAAAGAAATCTTTATACATATGATTGGTATCGTAGAAGGTGTTGCACTCAGCATCTTTGGTTACTACTTTGGCTCTGCTGTTAAGCAGAACAAAAATTAACATAGTTATCCCCTATACAGTTGGTTCTTTATACTGGGCTGCCTCGCTGTAGGCTCGTCAGCTGCTTTGCTGCATTCTATTATTATATAGGCGAAGTTACAGGTTTTATTTTTAATAATCAAGTCCTTTGCCCATTTATTTATTAACAACTGTTGAAAACTATATTATGTATATATAAGGTATATGTGTATATTTGATGTATGATTAATAAGGAGGAAATATTAAGAATAGCGGCAGACTATCAAAAGACAGTTCTTGAAAGAATTGACCAACTGTTATCTGAAGATGCTAATATGTACACCAACTTAGGAAGCGATAGTACTAAGGCGGAGAAAGAAGAAGTAAAAAAAAACAGTAGAGCAATTTACAGAGCGATTAAGGATTTAGATGAAGCCACGGGTAAGTTGCTATTGCAACACCAAGATGGATACTAAAGAATTAACACCAGAAGAGAGAAAGAACATTGAAGGTCTAAATTACCTTACTTGGGATATGTTTGATAGTCCTGGAGAACCAGGAAGCGGATATAACTTTATGGAAAGGGAGCCAGTTCTGATATTAGATCAGATAGTGCATAAGACAAGAAGGTTCTTAAATGTAGAACTTGGATATGTTTCCAAGATATATGCTGACAAGAATAGTTTTCCAACTAAAGACAGCCATAGAGTTGGAAAGGCAGTAAGACTAAGAATAGTTGGGCCACGCAAAAGAATGGCTATTATAAAAGAATTAATACTCTTCGGAGTTGAACGTATAGCAGTAGACAGAGAAACAGTCTACTTTGATACAGATGATCTCAAACCCCCACAGTTTGCCTTGTGGACTTGAATTTCCCTTTTTCCCTTGTTATTGTTAGTGATGGCCCCTCTTTACGGAGGGGCTTTCTGTTTTATAAATGTTAAAGTTTTATTAAAGGCTTGACTGGTATTTTATAATTGTATATGTTTGTAAGGTATTAATCAAATAACAGTAATATATGAAATTAGCAGAACCTTGGTGGGATTTGGGATTAAACCCAATAACAGGAATGAGAACAGAAACAAGAGGCGATAGCCGATATGGCTCAAATCAAGACGAAAGAAGATACAGTAATGCATATCCAACATTAGAAATTAAAAGCAAATGAAAACACCAATGCAAGAAATGATTGAGTTTATGAAAGAAAAACTCAAAGAAGATACTTTGCACTATAATACACACCCTTCTAACGGTGGCTTGATAGCTATTAGAATGTCTCAATTTTATTTAGAAATAGCAGAATCAATGCTTGAGAAAGCAAAACCATTAAAATAAAAGTTATGACAACAGAAAAACAACCTTACAGAATAACAATAGAACAGTACGAGTATAAGTACTCGGTAGAAGTAGACCATTCAGATATATCTTTCACAGATTATGTAGAACTTTTAAGGCAAATAACCTTAGCAGCAGGATGGGGTATAGATGCAGTAGAGGAATTTTTTGACGAGTAAACTAATATGTTTACATATATGTATAAAAGTAAACCAATATGTTTACACATAAAAATAACAATATGAGCCACGATTTATTAAGTTACAAAGAAGCAAGAATTGAAGCACTACTAAACAGAATAGAAGAGCTTGAATTAAAGAATGAGAAGCTTACTACATATGTATTTGAATTATGTGATAAGGATTGTCCAGAGGACTATAAAAGAGTAGTTAAAGGAGATGTCTTTCAACAAGGTTAGATATATAGACAACTGGATGAGTCTTGCAGAGGCACTTGATCTGTTATACACAGCAAGTGCTTATGACAAGAAAGGTATGAACTCATACTATAAGAGATTAAATGAAGTACAGTTCTATGTAAACAATTTAGAGATGGAACTTCAAGAGACTCAGATGATGCTAAGGCAGTTTAAAATAGACTATTACAAGCTGTTACACAAGACTACTGAGGAGGAAAATAAAAAAATAATTGTTAAATAATTTTATTTATCAATATATATTAACTAAATTTGTATAATTAAACATTTTATTATGACAGAAACATTAACATTTCAAGAAAGGGTAATTGCAATTCAAGCTGAATTAAAAGCACCAAAGAATCAGTACAACTCATTTGGCAAGTACAAGTACAGAAACCAAGAGGATATACTGGAATCATTAAAGCCATTATTGGCTAAGTATCAAATCGGTTTAACTATTACCGATGAGATTAAAGAAGTGGGAGGATTAGTATTTGTTGAGGCAAGGGCTATCCTACACGCTGAAGGCAACTCTGTAGAAGCTAAGGCTCAAGCAGGTGTTGATGCAAATAGAAAAGGAATGGACATTGCTCAAAGCTTTGGTAGTTCTTCTTCTTATGCAAGGAAGTATGCACTTAATGGTCTTCTACTTATAGATGACACTAAAGATGCAGATGCCACGAACGATCACGGAAAAGGTACAGTTGCTAAAGCAGCAGCTACTACACAAGGTAACCCAGCACCACGCTGGTAAAAATAAATATTAACGTTAATAATTAACACAATGAGTACAACAAAAGAGACTATCTACGCAGAAGGATTAAGATTCTTCAACCCAAGAGAAACTGCACCAGAATTTGTAAAAGGTGAAGTTATTGTAAACCTAAAAGAGTTCTTTGACTTTGTGTCAACTCAGAAAGAACACTACACAGAATACCAAGGCAACAAGCAACTAAAGCTAAATATGTTGTCTGGTAAATCTGGAATGTATTTCACAGTAGATACATTTAAGCCTACACCAAAAGGTGCGGCTACTCAGAAAGTAGAAGTTGCTTCTGCTGCTGATTTACCATTCTAACCTAAGAGATAAATGGTGGGGCTGAGATGCCCCACTTTTATTTTTAACTACAATAACTATGACAAGGCAAAACATTACAGAATCAGACGAGAGGGAAGTCTTGATGATGCAAATGGAAAGGATAGAGAATGAACTCTTTATTGATCCTAACGAGGAGATACAGCATCCTCCAGTATCATTAAGCTTTGGTGAGCATACAATGGGAGGTATAGTATATCCAACACCAATTTCCACTTTTGGAAACCTGGTGTTTATACAAGCACCGCCCAAATCAACCAAAACCTTTTTCGTCAGTTTATTGTCGGCAGCATTTCTTGGAGGAAATGCAAGCGGATATACTAAAGGAATAAAAGGACACAGAGATGGGAGATGCTTATTACACTTTGACACAGAGCAAGGAAGATTTCACGCTCAGAGAGTGTTTAAGAGAGTTTTAAGAATGACAGGACTAAGTAATGAGTGTTATCATACTTATGGCCTTAGAGGACTTGATTATGATAAGAGATTAGACTTTATAGATTATTGTCTAAGTAGAAGAGTTGATAGACCAGGATTAGTAGTTATAGATGGTGTAGCGGATTTAGTGAGTGATGTAAATAATATTGATGAATCAAATAAGATTATCCAAAAGCTAATGGCTTGGAGTTTAGAATATAATTGTACAATACTAACTGTGATACATTCTAATCACGGAACCGATAAAGCTACAGGTCATCTTGGATCGGCACTATACAAAAAGTGTGAGACTGCCATCCAACTTAAGCCTAACTTTGATGAGGGATATATAGAAGTAAGATGTAAAGAAGCGAGGAACTATCCATTTGATACGTTCTCTTATAAGATAGATGATTATGGATTGCCATCTGTGATAGACACAGATTTAGTTAACTTTGATACAAAGAAGTTTGAATAGATTAGAATTAACATTTAATGTGAGGCCACAGCCTCACCAGTCAGTAAGGTTTACTCGCAGCGGTAGATCTTATAAGCCTAAGAAAATAGTGGATTATCAGTCATACATAGTTAAGTTAGTTAGCACTCAATTGCCAGAGGGATTTGAAATAATCCCTGCTGGCTCTTTGATTTACATAGAGCAGCTACACTATCAGTATGCTTATCCAAAAGCATTTAGTAAGAAGAAGAAACAAGAAGGAAAAATATATAAGGCAACTAAACCAGATTTGCAAGACAATCTAAACAAGGCATTCTTAGATGCCTTGGAAGGAGTAGTCTATGAACAAGATCAGAACATTGTTTGCATTAACAGTTTGGAAAAGTATTATGGGGAAACAGATAAGATAACCCTAACCTTAAAATATTAATGCTTGAAAAGTTAGCAGAGAACCATAATCTTTGGATAAAGATGGTAATCAATATGGGATGTGATAAGCACATCGCAGAAGACATAGTGCAGTCAATGTATCTTAGGATACACAGACTTGTTACGGATGAGAAAAAGATAATGTACAATGATGACGAAGTCAATAGATTCTTTATCTATGTTACATTAAAAAATATGTTTGTTGACTTTGTAAAAGCAAGAAACAAGTATACGTTCTTTGAATATATGGAGACTGATGATATTGAGGAAGGTCTTGAAGATATTGAGTTTGATGAGCAAGAGGCTTTCCATAATTTAGTAGACTCTATGTCAAGTGAGATAATGAGTTGGGAGAGATATGACATTATATTGTCTCAGTTGTACTTTAAGACAGACCTATCCCTTAGAGACATAGCCAATGGCTCTGGGATTAGTTTAATGAGTATATACAATTCTATTAAGAATTACAAGAATATATTAAACAACAAATTTATGGATGATTACCAGGATTATATGAATGGTGATTACCATCTAATCAAACCTAAAACAAAATGAAAGACGAAACCTACTACGAAGGATTAGACAAGCGTACTAAGGAGTACAAGGAATGGGTAGCCTCAAGAGAAGAAGCCATAGCTTCTGAATCTACTGGACTTGGAGATACCATTGAAAAGATTACTACAGCTACAGGAATTAAGAAAGCAGTTAAGTTCTTAGCTGGAGAAGATTGCGGCTGTACAGAACGCAAGAACACTCTTAATAAGGTTTTTCCTTATAAGAAGATTGAGTGTTTAACTGAAGAAGAGTATAACTATTTGGTAGAGCAGATGAAGAGACCTACTAATGTAGTTAGTCAGACTGTTCAATTAAAGATGTTAAAGATATACAATAGAGTCTTTAATGATAAGAAACAACCAACCTCTTGTGGGTCTTGCTTTAGAAGTACTTACAATGCGTTGAAAACCCTTATAGATGAGTATAACCAGTAATTGGAAAGAAAAAGATTTATTTGATTGGTTAAGTAAGAATTGGTATCCAGACTTGCTTAAGAGCAGAAACCCAATGAGTAGGTGGGATTGTTATTCTCCTCACAAGAAACACAGAATAGAGCTGAAGTGTCGTAGAAAACACTATGACACTTTACTATTGGAGAAGAAGAAATACGATGCTATGATAATGGAAGTGGCTAAACATAAAGATATACCTGTGTATATTAATTCTACTCCAGAAGGAGTTTGGCTTTTTAATCTACTATTCATTAAGAGAGATTGGGAAACCAACTACCTAAACCCAGCAACTACTCAGTTTGCTAACACAAACAGAATAGCTAAAGAAGTAACATATTTAAAAGTAACAGACGGAATAAGAATACTATGAATGATATGCAATTAAATTACCTTAAGACAGTATTGCTATCTCAGTTATTATTGGAGGCCAATGAAGGCCTCCGATTGACTAAGCAATACAAGCAGAATGTAAAGCAACAAATCAACAAGCTGAATCAGATGTTGGAGGAGGTTGTTAGAGAAGAGTTCAACACAGTTTACGATACTGATCCGCAGATGGTGACTAACATCTTAAACAAGATAGAGGAGCTTATAGACAAGATTAAAGGCTCATCCATAGATGAGCTTATAATGATTAACTCTGTGGTAGATAAATACCAAGAGAATAAAGATTGGTTCAAAGAACACGCAGAAGCAGAGTTTTTAAAGATAGATTAAAACGCACCACATATGAGAGGAAACGCAATCCATTACGAGGCCACAGGAGATTACGATGTAATAGACTTCTGTCAGCACTACAAATTATCATTCAACAGAGGCAATGTCGTTAAGTATATTGCCAGGGCTGGTAAGAAAGATGATGAGTTACAAGACCTATACAAAGCTAAGGACTATATAGAAAGAGAGATAGCTTTTGTAAGGGAAATAAGAAACAAAGAAGCCCAAGAGATAAAGGATGGAGTAGTCAGTCCCTACAACTATAATTACAAGGAGAGGCCATAGCCTCTCTTTTTTTTTCACTTATGTTTGTTTATTAACAAATAATGTTTATATTTGCGTATAACATTTAAACAAATAACAATGGAAAAAGCAATTGAAGACTTAGAGATGATATCGTATCACCTCAGAGACACGGATCAGATCTTTGTTTCTAACTGGATTGACAGATGTGTAGAAACTATTAAAGAGTATAGCAATGAAAGAGTATGATATCACTTGGGAAGGGCTTGTGTTTACTGTGTGCGGTATATACGAACCAGAAGAGAAGGAAAGCTACTTTGAGCCTTATGAGAAAGAGAGGTTTAATATCTCTGGCATTTATTTAGGCGACGCTTGTGTAGACTTTATGTTGAATCAAGAGACAACAAATCAATTAGAAGAAGAAATCTTAGAAACATATTACAGATGATAAAGTTATTAAACGGAGAGCTTTGGGAAGAAGAAGCGATATTAAAGAAAATGGTTGACGATAGTTTTTACTATGGTCATTTAGGTAAACACGCTTTGAGCAGTTCATCTGCGAAGAAGCTAATAGAAAGTCCAAAGGCTTATCAAAAGAGTCTATATGCCTCAAGTGATTCTCAGCCATTAAGAGATGGTAGGCTTGTACACCTTGCGGTATTAGAGCCACACAGGTTAGAAGACTTGGTTGTTATTGAAGGAACAAAAGCCCTTAAGGCTTTTAAGGAAGCTGTAGCAGAACACGGTTCAGAAAGTGTTTATACTAAATCAGAGATGGATTCAGCACATTGGGTAGCTAAGGCTGTTAAGAGTTGCAATGAAGCTTACAACTTATTAGATGGTTGCACCTTTGAGGAACCAGCCATCAAGATGTTAAACGGATTGCCATTCAGAGGTAAAGCAGATGCTATGAAAGGAAAGACAATTATTGACCTTAAGACTACAAGTAAGGGAGTGCCTAACTTTAAGTGGAGTGCTAAGAACTTCTCCTACGATCTTCAAGCTGCTCTATACTTATCTTTGTTTGATGCTGATGAGTTTATCTTCTTAGTAGTTGACAAGGATACTAAAGACATAGGTATCTTTGAATGTAGTGGAGACTTCATAGAGAGAGGTAGAGAGAAGGTAAGACAAGCTATGAACATTTATAAGCACTTCTATATAGATACAGACCCATTGGATTCTGTACGCAATTATGTACTTAAAGATGTACTATGAGAACTATAACCATTTTGCTTAGTGGATTGACATCTATAATGTCAATCTTAAAGACAGTAGAGACTAACAACAATCCAGACTCCATAGGAGACAATGGAAGGTCATACGGCATCCTACAGATACAGAGGAGCGTTCTAAGAGATGTTAATCGTATTTATGGTACTGATTACCGACACAGAGATATGTTCTATGAGGAGGCTTCTGAGGAAGTATTTATGTTATATCTTTGTTATGGTAAAGAAGTATTCCTTAGGAAGCATTGTAGGTTCCCTACAGAAGAGGAGATGGTTAGAATGTGGAATGGGGGAATATACAAAGGTTATAAATATAAACAAACTAAAGTTTACTATCAAAAATATTTAGATGTTAAACAAAGAATTAATAGATGAGTTCTATCATATGGCTATGTATGATTTAGCCCACGAAGTAACACAACAAGACTTATATGATTTGCTCAAGGAGTACGAAAGGAAAGAGATGTACGAGCAATGTGCTGGCATCAGCCGAGCATTGAATACTTATAAGTTTGTTAAGGACTATTACACAATTAAAGAAAACAATGATAAGGGAGACTTTATCCAAATAGATTTTGAACAAGATGGAGATTAAATTAGATTTTATAATTGATACATTACAGAAGAAGACAGGGCTTAACCTTAGAAGAAACACAAGAAAGAGAGAATACTTTTTAGCGAGAGCTATATACTATAAGCTTGCTAAGGAGTACACACTATGTTCTTTAGATAAGATAGGATCGGAAATTGGTAAAGACCACGCTACTGTATTGCACGGAATAAAGAAGTTTAACTTGGAAATGAAAAAGTATTATCCAGAACTTTATGAGTTGTATACTAACTTTAAGTTAAGATACCCAGTAGAGTTGTTTAATAATGATGATGACATTCCTGCTCCAGAGGAACTTAGTGCTATAGTAGAAAGGATTAACAGTATGGATAATCAAATCAGAGAAAGGGATAATGAGATTAAAAAACTTAACCTTGAAATAGACTTGATGAAGCATAATGGCGAGGACAAGCGTAGCGATATAGTGAAGCTTGTCTCTGAAATATCAGAAGACCAACTACCTTTGTTTATGGAAAGAATTACAGCAATGGTTAAAATGATGAATACCACTACTGCTTAATGGCCAGAAAGAAAAAGGTCAACTACAAAATAGATAGAATGAACTACGAAGCCCAGCAATGGTGCTTTAAGAATAGCTACAGAATATACCCAGTAGTTGTTAAAGATGGGTTTAACATTCACATAGATGTTGGACATAAACATTATGAGATAGGTCAGCTACTTAAGGAAGCTGACTTATACCAAGAGATATGGAACTTATACCAAACAATATATAATAAAAATAAAGATGCCAAAAGCAACTAAACATTCAAACAACATTAAGCCTACAGATGGTAGGAAAGGTAATGGAAAGAACAAGCAAGGCATAAAAGCTGTTCAAGTACAGAAAGCTAATATGACTCCAGCAAGATTAAACCAAGCTAAGAAGGATCAGATAGGAACGTATGCTTTAAAAGCTATGAAGAAAGTATTTGGATCAGAAGCAGAAGCTTGGGAGACATTAGCAGAGAAGGCTAAGGACTCCTTTGCACATATGAACTTACTGTTTCAATACAGATATGGTAAACCAATGGATAAGATTCCAGAAGGCAATCAAGACAAGAACAATGCACCAGTCATAAACTTCTTTGCATCACCTCAGCAGATTCACGAGATGGAAGAAACCATAGACATTGACTCTGAGGAAGTTGATGTTGACAAGTTAAACGAATAGTAAAAACAGATTGGTATATTTTCAGTTATCTTAGTATGACTGAAACACAAGAAGTTAAGATTCACGAGAAGTATATTCCACTATGGCAAAGCGATAGTAGATACTATGTAATCACAGGAGGTCGTGGATCTGGTAAATCATTTGGAGTAGCCGTATTTTTATTAAACTTAACATATGAGAGAGGACATAAAGTCCTCTTCTCTCGTTATACAATGCTGTCAGCACAGACATCTATTATCCCAGAGTTTATTGAGAAGATAGAAATGATGGGAGTCTCTGACCAATTTAGAATAACCAAAGATGAGATTATAAATCTGACCACAGGAAGCTCTATAATGTTCAAGGGGATAAGAACATCATCTGGTAACCAAACAGCAGCTCTGAAGTCCTTAAATGGTGTTACAACCTTTGTATTGGATGAAGCAGAAGAGCTTGTGGATGAGGATGTCTTTGACAAGATTGACTTCTCAGTCAGATCTCAAGAGAAGCAGAACAGATGTGTTCTGATTCTTAACCCAACTACTAAGGAGCATTGGATATATCAAAGGTTCTTCCAGACAAGTGGTATTCCAGATGGCTTCAATGGAGTAGAAAAAGATATTACTTATATACATACTGACTACAGAGATAACAAAGCTAACCTATCTAAGTCCTTCTTAGACCAAGTCTATGATATGAAGGCAAGAAGACCAGACAAATACGTACATCAGATACTTGGAGGCTGGCTTGCTAAAGCAGAAGGTACAATCATTAAGAACTGGAGAGTAGGAGACTACATACAGACAGAAAAGACGGTGTACTGCCAAGATTTCGGATTTTCAACAGATTTAACGACGCTTTTGAAAATTTCAGTAGATAAAGAATTAAGAAAGCTGTATGTTAAGGAGATATATGGCAAACCTGGGCTATCTACATCAGAAATAGCCTTTAAGAACAAGCAAGAGTGCGGTACAGACTTAATCATCTGTGATAACTCAGAGCCAAGGCTCATAAATGAGCTGAAGGCTCTTGACCTAAGCATAAAGCCAACTATAAAGAAGCAAGGTAGTATTCTAAGTGGTATCGCACTACTACAAGACTATGAGATGATAGTAGACAGACAAAGCCACGGAATAATGAGAGAACTTAATAACTATGTGTGGCAAGAAAGAAATGAAAAGCCTATAGATAAATTCAATCATTACATTGATGCCATCAGGTACGGCTTGCAATACTTAGTGCAAGGAATTAATTCTGGAAAATATG